ATCCACGAGTGGCGCGACGGCGAGCTGCTCAACACGCTGCACCAGTCGACCTCGGCGCGCGACCAGCCGATCGAGCTGCTGGCGTCGACCGCCGGACTGAAGGGCCGCGGCCACGGCGAGGTCGTCTTCGCCGAGAGCCAGAAGATCGAGGCCGGCGAGCTCGACGCGCCCGACGTGATGGTCGTGATCTTCGCGGCCGATCCGGACGACGACTGGACCGACGAGACGGTCTGGCGAAAGGCCAGCCCGAACCTCGGCGTCTCGCCGACGCTGCGGTTCCTGCAGGAGGAATGCAAAAAGGCGAAGGACAGTCCGCGACTCGAGGCGGACTTCCGGCGCTACTACCTGAACCAATGGGTCGGGACGGCGGCGCGGTGGATACCGCTGCATCGCTGGGATGCTGGCGCGCCCGACAAGGAACGCTGGCGGCGCATTGCGGCGGAGATGAAGGGGCGCCGGTGCTTCGGCGGCCTCGACCTTTCCTCCACCAGCGACCTGACGGCGCTGGTCTGGCTGTTCCCGCCGGAGGGAGCCGAGACCCGCTGGACGGTGCTGCCGCGCATGTGGGTGCCGGCCGAGAGCATCGAATTGCGGTCCCGGCGCGACCGTGTCGCGTATGTCGAATGGGATCGCGACAATGCGATCTTTCACACCGAGGGCAATAGCCTCGATTACGCGACGGTCCGCCGCCAGGTGCTGGAGGATGCCCGCGACTTTCGTGTCGAGAAGCTCGCTGTTGATCGACTGTTCCAGGGTCACGAGACCGGCACGGCGTTGTCTGAATCCGGCCTGCCGGTCGAGTTTTTCGGCCAGGGCTATCTGTCGATGTCGCCGGCCTCGAAGGATTTCGAGCGGCTGGCGATCTCGGAACTGATCGACGCCGGCGGCCATCCCTGCCTGCGCTGGCAGGTCGACCACGTGGCCTACCGGCAGGACGACGCCGGCAACATCAAGCCGTCAAAGAATCGTTCGGCGGAAAAGATCGACGGCATCGTCGCGCTGATCATGGCGATTGGCATGGCGTTCGGGGGCGAAGGCGGGTCGGTCTATCGCGACCGTGGCGCCATCTTGTTGTGAGGATCGGATGAGCTTCTGGGATCGCCTGCTTCGGGGGTGGCGGCCAACCGCCATGCCTCGCGCGGCCCATCCCGACGGCGGCATCGTGATCAGCACGCCGCAGCAGCTCGAACAGGCACTGCGCGATGGATCCTCGACGGCCGCCGGTGTCGTGGTGACACCCGGATCGGCGATGCGGGTCGCGGCCGTCTATGCCTGCGTGCGGATCATCGCTGGTGCGGTGGCGACGCTTCCTCTCGACGTCATTCGCAAGGTCGACGGCAGGACGCGCGAAGATGCGTCCGACACGCCGGTCGGACAGATATTCAGCCGCCGCCCGAACAACTGGATGAAGCCGGCCGCGTTCCGGCGGATGCTGCAGGCGCATCTTCTCCTTCGGGGCAACGCCTATGCGATGATCGTGCGGTCGCGCGGCGTGGTGCAGGCGCTGATCCCGTTGCATCCAGACCGCGTCGAATGCCGGCAACTTGACGATCTGAGCATCGAATACACCTACTCGCGCGCCGACGGCCGCCGAATCCGGCTCAAACAGAACGAGGTGCTGCACCTTGTCGGACTGACGCTGGATGGCGTCCATGGCGTATCGGCGATCACCTACGCCAGGGAAACGATCGGCCTGTCGCTGGCGATGGAGAGCCACGGATCGGCGACGTTCAAGAACGGCGCCCGCGTTTCGCAGGTGCTGAGCCATCCGAAGAAGCTGGGGAAAGAAGGGCTGGAATTCCTCAAGTCCAGCCTGGACGACTATCGCGCCGGCGGGGAGAGCGAGGGCAAGGCCCTTATCCTTGAAGAGGGGATGACGGCCACGCAGATCGCGATGTCGGCGCAGGATGCGCAATGGATCGAGAGCCGCAAATTCTCGCGATCCGACATTGCCATGTTCTTCGGCGTCCCGCCGCACATGATCGGCGATACCGAGAAATCGACCAGCTGGGGCACCGGGATCGAGCAGCAATCGCTCGGCTTCGTGACGTGGACCCTCGAAGATCACCTGACAATGTGGGAGGAGGCAATCACGGTCGATCTCCTCGCCGACCCTGCCCTGCGCGCGAAATTCAACCGGTCGGCGCTGGTGAAGGGAGACATCAAGGCGCGCTGGGAAGCCTATGTGAAGGCCCTCCAGTGGGGCGTCTTCTGCCCCGACGACGTGCTGGCGCTCGAGGACAGGAACCCGCGTTCCGACGGCCGCGGTGGAGACTATTTCGATCCGCCAAACACTGCCGGAAGCAACGAGACCACGAGGGAAGATCGCGATGAGCCTGCGCACGCTGCCTGAAGCGCGGACCTTTCAGCGTCCCCGGAATTTCCAGTGGGATGCACCCTCCGACGTGATGTCGAAGTGGGCTGCGATGCCTGTTGCGGCCGCGACCGATGACAGCACCATCACCATGTTCGAGGTGATCGGCGAGGATTGGTGGACAGGCGGCGGCGTGACGGCGAAGCGCATCTCGGCCGCGCTCCGGTCGATCGGCGAGCGCGACGTCACCGTCAAGATCAACAGCCCTGGCGGAGACATGTTCGAGGGCATCGCGATCTATAACCTGCTGCGCGGCCATCCCGCCAAAGTGACGGTCGAGGTGCTCGGCTGGGCCGCTTCTGCCGCCTCGATCATCGCCATGGCCGGCGACGAGATCAGGATGGGCCTCGGCACTTTCATGATGGTGCACAATGCATGGGGCGTGGTGGTCGGCAACCGCCACGACATGCGGGAGGGCGCCGACCTGTTCGACGGATTCGATGCGGCCATCGCCGACATCTACGAGGCGCGGACGGGCACCGCGCGGGCGGAGATCGTGAAACTCATGGACGCGGAGACGTTCATGGGGCCATCGGACGCCGTCAAAAACGGCTTTGCCGATGTTGTCGACAACGAGATCGACGCGGGCAAGGCAGAAAATTCAGCTTCCGTGCCAGGCAATACGCGGAAGCGTCTGGATGCACTTCTGGCCAAACAGGGCGTGCCGCGTGTCGAGCGGCGGCGCATGCTTGCCGAGGTAGCGGAGGGCAAGCAGGATGCTGCCCTGACAGCCACGCAGCACGCTGGCTTTGAGGCTGCCGCAAGGCAATTCATCAACTCCATGAAAATCTGAGAGGACCGCACGATGAAGATCGTGGCCTTTTGCGTCGCCTTCGCGGCGACGATGCTCTGCGGCATGGGCGTTTCGCTTGCCGCTCCCTTCGACCATGCGCCGGCCGTGTTCGCGACCGCCGTCCAGCACCTCGACGTCATCGGCGCACTCGGCGCCATGATCCCGCTCAACGCCCGCGCGCGCGGCATCATCGCAATCCGCAACGATGCCGGTGCGCCCGTGGCGATCCTCAACGAACTGCGCCAGACCTTCGAAACCTTCAAGGCCGAGAACGACAGGATCCTCAGCGACCTGAAGAAGGGTCAGTCGGACGTCGTCCAGAGCGAGAAGGTTGACCGCATCAACACCGAGATCGCATCGCTCCAGCGCGCCCTCGACGAGACCAATGTCGCACTCGCGGCCCTCAAGGTCGGCGGCCTCGGCGGCGATATCGATCCCGATGCCCGCGAGCATCAGACCGCGTTCGACAAGTGGTTCCGCAAGGGCGTCGACGCCGGCCTGTCCGATCTCGAGGTGAAGGCCAAGCTCACCACGCAGTCCGACCCCGACGGCGGTTACCTGGTGCCCGAGCATGTGGAGCAGGGCATCGACCGCGTGCTCGGCACCGTGTCGACGGTGAGGTCGCTGGCGCGCGTCATCTCGATCTCGACCGATACCTACAAGAAGCTCGTCAACATGGGTGGCGCGGCTTCCGGATGGGTCGGCGAGGAGACGGCCCGCCCGCAGACCGCGACGCCGACGCTGCGCGAGATCGCCATCAACACGGGTGAGATATATGCGATGCCGGCGAGCACCCAGAAGGCGCTCGACGATGCCCGCCTCGATCTCACCGCGTGGCTTGCCGGCGAGGTCTCGATCGAATTCGCCGAGAAGGAAGGCGCCGCCTTCGTCAGCGGTGACGGCGTCAACAAGCCGCGCGGCCTGCTTTCCTACACCAACGTCGCCAACGGCTCGTGGGCGTGGGGCAAGATCGGCTTCACCATCTCGGGCGACGCCAGCGCATTCCCAGCCGCCACGACGAGCGTCAATCCGGCCGACAGCCTGATCGACCTCTACTATGCGCTGAAGTCGGGATACCGGAACGGCGCTTCCTGGCTGATGTCCGACGCCACCATGGCGACCGTGCGCAAGTTCAAGGACGCCGACGGCGGCTACATCTGGGCTCCGCCGACTGCCGCGGGCGAAGTGCCGACGATCCTGCAGAAGCCG